AAGCTGAAAGAAACATTCTTTCTAAGCAAGATGTAATGTCAGTTGATTATCATACTGCGTATCACGTTATGGGTACTAAGTGGAATGATGCTGCTGATAACCCAACAAATGCAAACTTAGCAACAGCTAACAAGTGGGCATTAACATATGATGCTGATCTAATTCCATTGGTTCAGTTAACAGTTAACTCACCTCTTGATACTTCAACTTATTAGTCGTAAGATTAAATTAGTGGTCATAAACCTCATCAATTATTGGTGGGGTTTTTTCTTTACGCTACAATAAAACTAAATTACTTTATAGATCGTGGCAGCAACTATAACAGCAACATTATCAAGTGCTACTGCAAATAGCTATGTCACATTGGCAGAAGCTAATACTTATTTTGAAACAGTACCAGATTCTTCAACATGGACAAATAAAACAGACGATCAAAAAAATAGAGCATTAATAGCAGCTACTAGATGGATTGATAGTTTAGTTTTTTATGGAGATAGATGTGACCATGGTCAGGCATTAAAATTTCCTAGAAATAATTATCAAGTAGATGATGTTGAATTAGCTTGCACAGCCATTCCAAATAATATTAAGTATGCACAATACGAACTATCTAGAGCTTTAGCAAATGATACTGATGCAATTACAGGAGTATCAGGAAAAGATGGAAACTTTAGTGAAGTAAAACTAGGAGATATACAGGTTAAATATAATACTGATAGTCAGGGTACTGGGTCTGTTAATAATATTATGGATGTATATCCTTGGTTACAAAGTTACCTTGGAGCATATATGCTAGGTGGAGCAGGTAGTTTTCAAATGAGGGTGGTTAGAGGATAATGGCAGGTCAACTAGATTCACTATTAAAAAATGTAGCTAAACAGATCGTTTCTGATTTAGGTACTTCTTTAGATTCAACTATTATTTATACAAAAAAAGGAGTTTCTAGTTATAACGTAGATACAGGAGAAAATATTACTGTAGATACAACTTATTCAGATTTAAAAGTTCCTGTTGAATTTGTTCAATCGACAGAAGATGATGGTAGAGAAAGAAGAGAAGCAAAGATATATATTTCACCCGATTTAATTGGTGATAATCAACCTAGTTTTGAAGATGAAATTACAATAACTTATGCTGGATCTACAAGAGTAGGGCAGATAGTTAATATAGATACAAGACAGGGTGGTCAAACTTATCTGTTTACTTTATTAGTGAGGTTCTGATGGCTACAGCAAGAGCTATCAATAATATTATTCCAGATTTGGAAGGAAATTTAGAACGTGATTTAAATACTCTTGTTCGTGCTGTAATAACTGATTTATCTACAGAAGAGAATAGTCCTGTAGATACAGGCTTTTTTGCTTCAAGCTGGACTGCTGGTACGCAAAGACCCAGACCTGATGAACCTAGAGAGTCAGTTGCTCCTTGGAGTAATATTAAGCCGACAAGAAGAGGTGCTAGATCATCTCAAGCAAAAGTAGAACCTAGATTTATTAATTCAATACCAAACTTTAAACCTTTTTCAAAAGTATTTATCGGTAATAGATCACAATATGCAGCTAGGGCTTTAGCTTCTCCAAGAAGTAAAATACCTCAATATGTTCAAAGCGATTTAAGAAACTTAATAAATCAAATATTTACAGATAAGCCAAAATTAGGTGTTGCTGCATTTGGTACTGGAGTCAGGGGTAAATCTGATAATGTTAGATTTAAAGGAAAAGGTATCGGTCCATTTAGTGATCCTAGTTCTGTATTTGTTGATTATGAAACTCCATGACTTTAGTTAACACAAGAGCAGCTTTTGAAAAAGCAGTAACAGACGCAGTTGCAGATGTAGATCCAACTGTAGAAATGGTTTATGACAATATGGTTTATAAAACACCTGGTAAAACTAAGAAATATATCGTCATGTCTGTTGATTTTGCACAAGCTACAACTCAAACTCAAGGAGCATCACAGGATTTTTATTCTGGAGTTATTCAATGTAATATTTATGTTCCCAGAGGAAAAGGTAGTGCGACCTTATCTGCATTAGGAGAAGCAGTTATTGATGGACTTACTTCTGTTAATGCTTCTAACTATACTGATACTTTCAGTTGTGATCCTAGAGTATTGGATATTGTCGGTCCTGCTCCTATTGAATTAGATGACTCTTCACACTTTCTTGGCTTAATATCTTGCCAATTTACCGCTAACGCTTAATATAGTAGAGTAATATAATTTTGATATGACAAGAGCAGTTGACCTTTTAAAAAACAAGTTTGGAGTTTCTCAACTTTACAAACATGACATTAAACAAGACGATGAGATTATTCTTACTGTCTATTGGCATCCATTAACTATTGCAGAAAGAGAGGCAATACAGAAAAAAAGTAGTTCTGAAGATATGAATGACTATGCCTTGCAGATGATGATTGAAAAATCAATAGATAAAGATGGTGCAAAACTATTTCAAGATGGAGATAAGGCTTCATTAAGAAGAGAGATTGAAGCTTCTGTTCTTGAAGAAATTCAGTTGGCTATGGTAAATGCTGGTGCTGACAAGGAGGTAAAACAGGCTAAAGCCGATTTAAAAAGCTAATAAAGATTGGCAATTTTTATTTTCTTTAGCAAAAACATTACATAAAACTGTAGCTGAACTATGTGATACTTTAACTATTGAAGAGATGGTGGGATGGGCTGCATATAATGAAATTGAAAATGAAGAATATGAAAAACAAAAAGAACAAGCACAAAGATCTAGTGCTTTACGAGGTAAAAAGAGGTAATATAGAGAAAATGTTTTAGTTTTTATAGCAAGTGGCTAATTATAATGTAGATATTGCTGTTGGTTTAAAAGGTGCTCAGAAACTTACTTCGTTTAATAAAACTGTAAAGAATACAACACAACAGATAGAGGGTTTAAATCAAAGATTAAAAAATGCTGCAAAAGATCAAAATTTATTAGTTAGAAGTTTTGATAATTTAAATCAAGTATTAGCAGATGCAACAAAAAACTTTAACGCTGCCTCTACAGGTTCACAAAAACAATTTGCTGCTGCAAGACAATTAATAGCAGTAGAAAAAGAATTAAATAAAGAATATCGAGAACGTGAGAGGGTTTTACAAAGTGCTACTTTAAAAGGTCAAAGATCTTCAATAGTTCCTGGAGGAAGTTTATTTGGACAAAGTGTAACTCCAAAAGGTGGTGCATCTGGAAGATCAAGGCAAATACTCCAAGAAGAACAAGCTTTACAAGAGGCATTAGGAAGAATGAATCAAAGATTTACTGGACCTGGAAATATAACACCTATGGAATTAACAGGTCAAAGTGAAACTATTCTTAGAGGTCAAAGTAGTCCCGTTGAAGCCAAAATACAAAAAAGTTTAAAAGAAAAACAATTTAGAAATTTTTTAAAAGAAAAAAAAGCCAATAAAGAAATACGAGATATAAAAGCTGGTCAATTGAAGTTAGAACGAGCACAAAACAGAGCATTAAAAGAACGTGTTGTAACAACAAGGACACTTGCAAAAACTACTAAGACCAGTGGTGGAGGAATGGGTGGTGGTCAAGGACTTTTTAGGGGTGGAGCAAGAGGTGCTTTAAGCAATGCAATGATAGGTGGTGGTTTTCCTTTATTGTTTGGTCAAGGTGCTTTAGGTGCTGCTGGTGGTGGTATTGGTGGTGCTCTCGGAGGAGCAATTGGTGGTGGATTTGGTTTTTCATTATCAATTATTGGTACTGCTATAGCTCAAAGAATACAAGAAGCTATTGATTTTAGAAAAGAGATTGAAAAAGTAAATATTACTATAGAAAAAACAGGTGGTAGTTCAAAAATTACTGCTACTGATATTACGGCTTTATCAAAATCTTTAAAAATTACTAAAGATGAGGCATTGCAGGCTGCTAATGCTTTTGCTGCTTTCGGTGCTCAATCTGCACTTGCTTTAGCTGAAACTTTTAAAGATAGGTCAAGTTTTAATCTTTACGCAAATATAAATAAAGATGCAAAAACTTTTATTGGAACAGTTGATACTTTATTTCAGAAAAATGAATTAGGTATAAAACAAGCAAAACAATCTTTAAAAATTTTAGAAGAAAAAGGTTTAAAAGAAGCTGTAATATATGCTGAAGCAATTAAAAATGAAGAAAAAATACGAAAAGAAATTGATGCAATAAAACCTTCTAAAGAAGATGAAGATAAAGCAAATGCAATGTTTCTTACTTATTTTGATCCTCAAACTGCTGCACCTTTAAAAAGTTTTATTGATTTAAATGAAGAAGCACAAAAACAAGTGCAGAAATTAATAACAAATGAAGGTCAATTAGAAGAAAGACTTGGAACTGTAGAAGAAAGATTCAAAAAAAGATTAGATTTAGTAAAACAAAATATAGAAGCACAAAGAGAATTTAATGAAACAGTTCAAAGACAATTAATTATACAAGCACCAAAAGATGAATTACAAAAACTTTTAGATCCTTTATATCAAGTCGATGCTTTAGGAAAAAGTATTGGAGCAAGTTTTTCTGAATCATTTAAAGGTATTGTTCGAGGTTCTATGTCCGCTCAAGATGCTTTGCGTAATTTATTTATGCGTACAGCAGATCATTTCTTGGATATGGCAGCACAAATGTTAGCGGCACAAATAAGATCAGGTATTTTTGGTTTATTTAAAAACTTTTTTACAGGTGGATTTGCCCCACCTGCACCTATGAATCCTGGATTTATGGGTACAGGTATTCCACAAACATTATCTGCTGGATCTTTTAATATTACAGGTCAATTAGCTAATGGTGGTACTGCAAGATCAGGTGGTTCTTATTTAGTAGGAGAACGTGGTCCTGAAATGTTTACCCCAGGAGTTACAGGTACAGTTACTCCAAATGAGTCTTTAGGTGGTTCAACCAACATAGTTGTAAACGTAGATGCTTCTGGTTCTAATGTTGAAGGTGACGAAGATCAAGGTAGAGAGCTTGGCCGTCTTATATCTGTTGCAGTACAATCTGAATTAATACAGCAACAAAGACCAGGAGGATTAC